CGTCTGGACCAAGTGATACTACGTATCCTACATTTGTGGCTATACGTTCTTTTTCTAATGTTTCATTAGCTAGGTATAAACCACCTTTAGTTTTTTGCTTTCTACTGAAAGGTAAAACTAATAATCTGTAGCCTGTGGGGGTAGGGAGTTGTTCTTTTAAATTAGAGTCATCTTGAACAGATTCAGGGGTAAATTTTAATTCTTCCTTTTCTTCAACCACTTCTGGTTCTTTGTTTTCAAAACGGTTGACTGTGTTAGGTATCGGTTCGCCACCTTTACCAAAAGCTTTCACTTCTTTATTCATCTTCTATATCCTTATGCAGGTCACTAATTAAGAACTCCGTAAACGACAGACCTGTTATTTCGCCTACGACTTTTTGATAATCTTCAAAGTTTTGAACACTACCACTCGCTAGAGTTTGGGTTAATTGTTCTTTTCTTTCTGCTATTTGTTTCTTTAATTTATCTATCAGCATTTCCACTGCTTGCGAGACCAATAATTAGCTTTAGTTCTATCGTTACCTAAACTTTTACTACGAGCACAATAGGATTTTTTACGTCGTGCGTTTCCTGGATGTGCTCCTAATTTAGGGTCACCAAAAGTTACTCGTTTGACTCTTCCATTGTCTAGTACAAAAACTTCTCTTGTCTTTTTACCATACCCTGGATCACCTTTCTTAATACGTCTCGGTTTATTAAGTGTAACTTTTTTGCCTTTATATTCAGCCATTTGAAAAAATTATAACTCTTTTAAGTTAATTTAGTAACTTTCTTTTTGCTAACTTTGCCTTGACCTTTACACATAACTGAATTAGGTTCACCACCATCCTTCATTTTAGCTTTGCCTTTTCTTAGTGCAGCAAAATCTTTGCCGTCTAGAACTTTTTTAGGTTCTGCTATACCAGCAAGTTGTTTCTGTTTTTCTGAATAATCTTTAAAAGGCATTATTCTTTACCACTCCAATCAGCGTTGTGTTGTGTGCCTTGAGTTGCAGCACCTGTCCCTTGAGTTTTAACTTTACCCATACCAAATACTTTTTTATAAAGTATGTCGCCGACCTTAACAGGTTGAGATAAGTCAATTTTATTTGGACCTTTAACTTTTACTTCTTTCATAACTATTTCCTCTTTGTGGCTTTTTTCTTACCACGTTTTTTAGCGCTACCACCTTTTTTCATTTTTTGCGTAGCACCACCGCCACGTTTCATGGCTGTTTTCTTTTTAAGTTTTTTCATCATCATTTTCTTCATTGTTCCTGGCATTTTACAATCCTCTGTTTTGATTGTCTGAGTCTCTTACATCTTTGAGTATCTCAGAGTAAGTTTTACGGATGCTCTCTTTTTCTTTCATGAGAGCCTCCTCCCTATCTTGAGCGATCTTCATTTCTGCGATAGCTTCATTAGATTCTATTTTAGCTAAATCTACTTGAGATTTTAAGGCATCTGACTGCATTTTTTGTGCTATTTCTTGTTGTTTTAATTCCACTATAGGATTAGCCTGCGCGTTAGCCTGCGCCTGAGCCATAGCTTGAGCTTGACCTGTTACTACCTGTGTAGCTTGAGCTGCAAGTTGTGCTAACTCATTCATTACTTGAGGTGGTATTTGAGCGCCTAGCTCTGGTAGTTGTTGACCTAGCACCTGCTCTATCTGTTGTTTATAAAGCATGGCTTGGTGTTCTTGTATATTGGCACTTATAGCAAGTTGTGCTGTTTGATTTTGTGCCATCATAGGATTCTGTAAGAATGAACTATGTGCGCCTATATAGGCTTCGTGATTTTGGAACTCAAAAGCTTTGATAGGCTGACCTGTCATTGCTGCTTGTTGATCACTTATAGGGTCACGAGGTGGTATCTCTTGTACAGGCGGTAATATAGCGTCAATGTTTTTAACTTCTAAAGCTTCATACATACGCTTATAGGCTTCCCGTAAATCATGGATTTGAGGTGCTGCTTGTGCCATCTGTAGTTCTTGCTGAGCTAACATAACTCTTTGTGCCATGCTAAATATATTAGGGTCACTGACAGGCAGTATATCGACCTTGTCGTCAAAATCTGTGACTTTTATTTCACGTGTGGCTCCTGGAACATCGTAAGGATATATAGGAGGTAGACTTTTACTAAAAATACCAGCGAGCAATCTAAACTCTTTTTTCTGAGCAAAGTGTAAACGTTTATGTATAGCCGACATAACCTTAGTACCACGTTCTAACATGGCTACAGTAGTACCAACAGGCAGTTGTTGACTACCTATATCACCTACTTGCATGTCTGCTATGCTGGCAAACCTTCTACCTGAGTCAATAATGACTCCTAATAACTGAGCCAGTACATTACTAGGCTCTTTATAAGGTAAAGGCATCAATGCATCACGGATTGTGCCTCCTGGCACGTCAACATCCCTAAATTCTCCTGGACGTAGGGGTTCATCTTCACCTTGTACTCTCATGCCACGTGCTTTAAACCCTGCAGGTAGGTTGCTTAACGTACCAGCGTCAATTAATTGACGTAAAACTGATGTAGCGGACTTAGTAAGCCCTCCAATCATGTGAATTAAGCCAAAACCGTAAAATCCAAGTCCTGGAAGGAACTTATAATGCACAAAATACTCTTTTTTACGGAATAATTCGTCATTTTGCTCCCAGTTACGTCTAATAGACAGTATTTCACCACTATCTTCAAGAATTGTTACTATATAAGGTACAGCAAAACTATAACTATCTATATCAGGTAGCTCTAAATTGACGTGCAACTCTAAAACTGAGTACTCTGTATAGTCTGCTAGAGGAGGTTGTATACCTTGTAGGTCATCAATCTTCTCTTTTGCTTCGTTATATTCTAAATCAACCCCTGCTTCCCCTATTTGTACATCACGGTAAGTACCGTTCATCTGTAATTTTTTTAAATCATTACCAGTCATACTGATAACGTGTGTAAATCTAGGACTAGTCTCTAAATCTGTGGTCTCGTAAGACACAACTAGGTCTTCCGCTTTGACTAATCTACTGGTAGCTCTACCTAAAAGGTTATCGTAGTACACTTTTTTAAATGCACTACCAGCTAACGGTAAGTAAAACAATAAACTATCCATCTCTGGGTCATACTCTTGCATAACTTCAGTGATCTGATAGTTCATAAATTCTTTTACACGTTGACTTTGTGAGTTTGCCTCTGGGCTTTCATTACCCATGATCCTTGTTTTTACAGGACCTCCACTAGGAAGTAACTCTTTATAAGCTTGAGCTTGAAACTGTGTTACTGCTTCACTCAATAAAGGGTGATGTACACCTGTAGCTCCAGGGAAAGGGTCTTCACGTTCTTCTGTTTTTATACCTAGTAAGTCTAAGCCTTTAGTAAATACATCAAGCCAATCTTTACGTGAATCTTTATCGCTTTCATACGCATCTAAAAGTTCGCCTGACAAACTTGCTAAAGACATCTCGTCAATAACTTCTGCTAAGTTTACTTGGTGTTCGGTTATAACTATTTCCTCTTCTTCAAATAGAGGTACTAAGTTACCTGCGGGATCTACTTCAAAAGCTGAGGTCATCTCACCTTGTACGTTCATCTCCTCTGGAAGTTCAACTTCTAGAGATTCTTCAATGACGTCTTCTACTTCTTGAGGGAGACCACCCTCTTGCAAATTTTTTCTTTCTACTGCCATGGTTTAATAATAACTTATTTTTCGTTTGGGATATAGTTCTTCGTCTTCATAGTCACTCGGTAGTTTTACAAAACCACCTTGCCTAAAACGTAATAGCGCTTGAGTGGTTGAGTCTACTAGGTCGTCGTGATCGCCAGCAGGAAACATAGCACACTCCTCTATAACATCATTCGCCCATTTAGTATCAGGAGCCCAAACCATACCTGACTCAAATAATGGAGCAGCAGCATTTACCCTAGCTACTTTATCATTTCCCTTTGAAGGAGTAAAGTTCTGGACAGGGATACCTATGTTACGTAGTTCCTGAGTTAAAGGCATACCGCTAGCTTTACCTTCTATGATAGTTACGTCAGGTTGCCACTCATGATATTGTTCAAGGGCGATAGCTTTAAGTTCAGGAAAACTATACCTACCTTTAATCGCGTCTAGTAAAATTATATGAGGTACGTTACCGTCATAAAAGTTTTCACCTAAACTGCCTTCTGGATAAAATACTCCCCACGTGGTTATAGCAGAGTAGTCCGCCATCTCACGTTTTAAAAACGCGGTGTCGTAACTTTGTATTAAATATTCACACCGTGGTGGACGTTCATTGTTCCAAGGTTGCCACCACTCACGTTTAATTAAAGCACCTTCCTCGGAACTTGGATTCTGCATGTATTGAGCGTGCCACTTTGGACCACCTCTTAACGTAGCTTCTACACTTTCTAATTCTTCCTTTGACCAATACTCTGGCCACAGTGGGTCACCACTAGGCAGAATGGCAGGTAGTTCTATAACTTCCCATTGATCCGCTTTAGGGTCACGAGCCATATCTTTTAAAAGTCTACCTGTTAAATCATTCACGTTCCATCTGGTCATGACTATAACTATAGAACCTCCTGGCTGTAAACGTTGCCTTGGACCAGAAGTGTACCACTCGTAAGTGTCGTCCATGCTTCTTGGGTTCATGGCATCTTGTTCGGAGTGAGGGTCATCAATAATAAATAAGTCCGCACCTCTACCAGCTAGAGCACCCCCAACACCTGCTGCGTAGTACTCGCCTTTTAATTTAGGGTCACGCTTGTCTTGTGTTTCCCATTTACCTGCTGCTTTTGAGTCTGGGTTTATAAGTACGTCAGGAAAAACTTTTTGAAAGTCTTCCGTTAACATTAAGTCCCTGATCTTTCTACCGAACTTAACTGCTAAGTCTGCGGTGTGGGTGGCTTGTAGTATTTTTAGGTTGGGGTTACGCCCTACTAAATAAGCAGGAAAGAAGTGAGAAGCAAACTCACTTTTAGTATGACGCGGAGGCATATTAATAATAAGCCTTTTTATTTTACCAGAAGCGATACGGTCAAAAGCATCTGCCATTTTAGCATGGTGAGCACCTGCAATAAATTGTGGCCATTGGCTTTTAACGAAGTCTAAAAAATTATTCTGACATAGCTCAACACGTTCAAGTTCAGCTAACCTTTGGGTAAGTTCTAAGTGTTCCTTGAGGATATCCTCAGGTAGTTGTTCTAGTAATTCTTTTTTCAATTATTATTTAGGCATCAACGTAGCTATACCACCTGTGTTCATAGGCTTATAAGTGCCGTCGGCAATAGATTGTATTTTACGCATTAGGCTACCGTAGTCTTGTTTATTTAAGTCTAGACTACTTATTAAACTAGCAGTAGCTTTTTTATTACCCATCACATCTGAGTTATAGGTGCTCCGTATTTTATCAAGCCCTTGTTGTAGACGCGGTAAAGCAAGAGTCGCTAGTTCTTTTTGTTCGGTTGGGTTGAGCTTCATGAGTTGGTCATCAAACTTCATAAGTGCACTTAAGTTACGACCCTTGTCTATAGTTAGGGGTATAAGTTTTAAAGCTGACTTAAATTTTCCAGGACCAGCTATTTCCATAGCTGCTCTGCCTATCGCTGCGTCAAACTTATATAAAGGGTTCATAAGCTGAAGCGGATTAGTAGGTTCTATCTTCATTCCGCTTAACATTTTTTCTCTTTCATTCGCCATAATTATTTCCTCTTTTTCCTTTTAGAACCAAGTTTTGCTGCGCGCATCTGGGCAGCGGTCGGTGCACCTTTGGCACCTTTCTTACGCATGCGTTCACCACGTTTACGTTTAGCATGTATATTCGCCCAGAGTCCTGGTCTTTTAGGTTTAGATTTTTTCTTAACCATTATTTTTTATGTTCCTTTATAACTGGTATATCAAGTGTTAGACTTGCCCCTTTGTGCTTTTTAAATCTACCTGTGTGTTTCATAATTGAAATATCTTTGCCCTTTTTCATAAAATGAAAACCTTTAGGTGCCCTAATCTTTTTTACTTGTTTAGCCATTAACCTTGCCCTCTGTATTTTTTAATGTTAGCTTTTTTACGCTTATTCATACCTGCGCCATAGGACAAGGACGACGAACCAATGCTAGTCTTCTTTTTGACATGATTGATTACTTTTGCGTTGCTTGACCATTTACTTGCCATTACGGATTAGTTTAAATGTTTTTCTTGCGTTTGTTAAGTGTAATTTATTTTGCATTATTACTACAGGGACAGGGGACGAGTGACCACCTTCCGCAGGGTGTGACCAAAACCACTCAGCATCGGGATATTCGTCAGCTAGTTCGTGTGCCGTGGACTCTAGTGTGTGGCGACAGATCGAGGTATGAACTTTAAAAAGAATGGCAGGATACTTGTCAAGTTCATCGTATAGTTCGCGTACTAATGTCTCTGAATATTCAAGTATGGGTATTCTGCCTGAGTCAAAGTATTGTAGGCTGAAGGGACAGACTTCAGTAATGGATTTAAAATACTCTCTCATATCTAAAAAAATTTTGCAAAAAATTTTGTCTAGGAGTCCCTATTCTATAGTAGAGAGGTCAAAAGTAAAGTCAATATGTTATGAGTCTCGACATTATGGCTAGAGCGCTTACTATATACGTTATACTCATAAGGGGGGTGGGGGGTGGTTTATTGGACTATGTGTCGTGTGTCGCGCCGTCAGGCGCGACCGCCGAGATATAAGCGTAGCTTATAATAGATTATTAGCGGGGGGTATAAATAAATTACCCTAGTTTTTTTAATAAAAGGGGTTTACTTTATATACTACTTATATATAATAAATATATTAACTAACTAATTAAACCTTAAGGAGGTAAATATGACTAAAGTTAATACTAAAAAAGCTAACGCTACCGTTAGCCCTAACGTTACCGAGGTTACGGTAACTAATATAGCGGAGGCTAACCCTATCCTAACTTACGTTAGCGGTAAGGCTAGGGCGGAACATAATAGTAAACGCGCTAAAGCCGTCAAAGGTATGACTTACGCTAAAGCGCTTGAGTACTACGGTACGCTTTACCCTAAAGGCGCTAAAACTCACCTTAACTACGATATATTCAAAATTAAAAGTCTAAAACCTAGTAGTTAAGGTTAAAGGGCTACCGTAAAAGGTAGCCCTTTTTTTATTTATATTTATATTGATCACCATCCACAGACCACAGCTGTATGGCGAAGGACGTATGTCCTGTGTCCTTGTCCTGTGGTGCGTGTGTCGCCGAGCGTAGCGAGGCGAGCACGATCATAATCTCCACTTATAATGCATTATAATCCCTGGGACACAGCTCGGTGTCCTGTGGTCCGCGTCAGCGGACCGCTGTGGATCCGCGTCAGCGGACAAAAAAGTAAGTACTTACTAACTTTTTGCGATCTAAATCTTTTTATACTTTTTATATATTACCTATATACTTTGACTACGATCGGCGTTATAATAACTCTATAATTAGTTAAAAGGAGGTAATTATGACTAATACTAAAAAAGCTACTAAATCGGTAGCGCCTAATGTTAAAGCTCAAACTTTAACTTATATCCCTGGTAAAGCTAGGGCGGATCATAACGTCAGTAGGGCTAAAGCTGTAAAAGGCATGACCTACGATCAGGCGTTAGCTCATTATGCTACCCTTTATCCGAAGGGAGCTAAAACTCATTTAAACTACGATATTCAAAAAATCGGTAGCCTTAAATTGAGCGACTAAAGCTTTACGGAGGGCGGTCATAGTACCGCCCTTTTTTATGCACGGACGGCAGATCGTGGTCCACTCACCTTAGAATCGTATTGTCGGTATTGGCTGATTCCCCAAAATACACAGATCATGATCGGTGGAGGAAGGACAAATGTCCTTGGTGTGTGGTCCATAGATTTTTGTTCGTTGTCCGTGTCCCGACCCTTTCCTAGTTCCAGCTATATAGGGATCAGTAGAGAGCTCTATGTCTCCAGTAAAAACTGTTACATGCTTTTATATTCGGTAGACCACGAACCACCCATAACCTACCTTATTACCTCCTCAAAGCCAATAGGTCGGTAATAGCTCAGCCAATAACCTCTATAAACATCGTAACCACGATGCTCCACGGACTATGGATATTGGCGTATTGGCTAAATTGAATGAAAAAAGAAAAAAATTATTTCCTCGAAGAGTTTCCTATAATAGGCAGGGGTTTACGACATGTTCTGGTGCCTGAATAAATA